GTGCGCGGCTGCACGTACTGCACGCCCAGGCCCGGCAGGTACTCCAGCTCGGCGAGCGGCCCCAGCGGCAGCATCACTGGCGGCCTGTGGTGCAGCTGCACCTCGACGCCCTCGTGACGTGCGACGCCGCGGCCCCTGCCGGCGCACCACCAAAGGCGGGTTGGGTACAACAGTTCGGAGCTCACGGTGTTACTCTGGGCGGATGGATCAACTACTAGGTGCGTTTGCGGCCGGTCTTGGCGTTGGCTTCTACTGGCTGCTATTCGAGTACATCGAGCGCCAGCAGACCGCCAGCCGGCGAGAGCATGGGCGCGGTCCGATTGAGCAAGCCTGCTACCGCCTGGGCCGGCTGTGGGCGCGACGACACCGCTGCAAGCAGAGCCCGTTGCACCGGGGCTGAATAGGCGCCAGCGCCGGCCAGCAGCCCGGCAGGGATCAGCGGATTGACCAAGCCGGACCCGAGCGCTCCGGCCTGCATCAGCCGGTCGGCCGTTCCGCTGTTCGGCACCTTTGCGCCTAGCACTGACTTCCCGGCGTCGCCGAGGTCTTGCATGAGGGCCTCGCCACGGGCGAATTTGCCCTTGTCCTTTGACCGATCCAGAGCCTTCACCGCGCTCTGCAAGTTGGCGGGGCTGAAGATGCCATCCTCGGCGCCGACGTAGCTGGCCGCCCGCTCAAGCCGCTTGAAGCTCGCCCACCCGGCGTTGATTGCACGCAGTTCCGCGGCCTGAGCCGGGTTGCTGCGCTGCACCAGCGAGCGCAGCGACGACTGCACCTCGCGCAGCGCATCGGCCACCAGCCTGGCATCGGCGTCGGTCGACCCGCCAAGCTGCGCGATCTTCTGCCCGAGGTCAGACTCGATGGCCTTCATCGTCTGACCGGTCAAAGCCTGCTGCCCCTTGAACTTGCCAAGCACGTCGTTCTGCAGGATGCGCTGGAATGTCTTTGCCGCGTTCGGGTCGATGGATCCATTGGCCACCATGCCGCGCAGGCTCTGCACTTCCTGGGTGAACGCCCGGTCCGCCTTCACCGTCAGTTTCGGCAGCAGCTTGTTGTAGGCGTCGCTCAGTTGCGATTGCACGCTGGCGACCATCTCGCGCCCCTGCGCACCGGCCGGCACCTTGCCGCCGATGGGGGCCAGCGCGCGATTGGCGACGGCTCGGTTCAGATCGACAGCCGCCCGAGTCCGCGCCGATGCGATGGCATCGCCAACGAATGGCAGGCTGATGGCCTTTTCTTCTGCCTTGTTGGCAACGCCTCCCAGCGCCTGGCCGACCGTAGGGCGCACGCCTTCAGTTTTCAGCAGATCGAGCTGCGGATTGCGCGATGCGTTCGGGCTGATGACGCGGCCGACGCCTGCAGTGATGGCCGGCACCAACGCGCCGCCCGCTGCACCCATGCCCATTTGCGTCAGCTTGTCCGCGTCGGTGCCAGCGTTCGGCATCAACCAGCCAGCAATCGCACCCAGGCCAGCCCCGCCGACCACGCGCCCGGCAGTCGTGGCCGCGGCCGGCAGCCTTGCGGCCAGCGCGGCATTGGCCGGAGACAGCACGTTGCCCGCCAGGCGCGGCCAGTCGATGCCGTCCGTGCGCAGCGCCGCCTCGCGCTCTTGCGTCTGCTGTTGAACACCGCCAGCCGGCAGGCGGCCGACGATGCCGCGATCAGCAAGCCAGTTGTTCGCCTTGTTGATCGCGTCCACGGCTCCAGGAGACACGGCGCGAACCGCGTTCTCCAGCATCTGCGCGCCGCCTTGAATCGGATCAACCAGGCCGGCGGCGAAGCGCGAAGATGCAGACACCTCCGGCCGCCGCTGCGCCTTGATGGCTTGCGCGATGGTGCGCGCTGCCTCAACATCACCAGCGGCGTCCGCGTTGCGCAAGGCGCGCTCAAGCGTGGCGAGGTCGGCCATGTCAGTCCCCGTACTTCTTCAGAAGGTCGTCAATCGACGGGCTAGATGCCGCAGGCGCAGGCATTGGCGATCCGTTGATCTCCGCATACTTGCGCTGCAACTTCTCAACCGTTTCCAGAGCCGACAAACGCTCTTTGATCGGGACTGTGCTGTCCCCGATCTTGCCGGCCATCAGCATGTAGTTCTGAACGTCATAGTTAGACTGCGGCCCCTCCATGCGGGGAACGTTAGCCACCAACCACCCCGATAGCGCCTGCAATCGAGCCGCGTCCTGAGCCCCCGCGGTGGTAACGCCAACCGCTCGACCCGCAGCATCACGAACAGTCCCGATGCCGCTTGCCGTCGCCGTTCCCTTTTGCAGAATCTGACGGGCATCGCTCATCGCCGTCATCATCTGCTGCGCCTGTCTGGCCTTAGCCGCCTTGTCTGCGGATTCGCGCTCTTCGGCAGCGGACATCGGAGGCCGAACGCCCGGGATGATGTTTGGCGGGCTCCCGTCCTTTGTCGGCTGGATAAAGACAGGCTTGCCATCCGGCCCGATGGCCTGCACAGGGGGGCCATACGACACGCCGACATTGGTGGCGCCGGCCTGCGCAATCTTGCGCTTCGCATCCAGAAGCAGCGTGTTCAGCGTCGGCTTGCCGTCAGGCCCCGGCACGATCAGGCTGTTCATGTCGGCCTTCTCGGGCGCCCGATATGCCTCGCTCACGCCATCCGGGCCGATCTTGACCAGCGAGCCGCCGACCACCTTGTATTGCGGCGCCTGCGCCTGTTGTGGCGCCACCATGCCGTATTCCTGCGGAGACAGCCCAGCCGCCAGCGCGCCCGCAGCCGTGGGTTGCATCGGCGGCCCCTGGTTCGCATCCAGCGCCCCGAGGTACTGGCCCCGGCGCTGCTCCATCTCCTGAAGCCGCTTGCGCTCCTGAGCCTGCGCTTCCAGTGCTGCAAGCTGCATGTCGGCCATGCGCTTCTTCAATGCGCGGTCTTCCTGCGCATTGCGCATGGCCTGCACGTTCTGCGTGGCCTGTAGCAAGCCTTCGCCGATGGTGGTGCGGCGCTCTTTCGGTGCTGCGGCTGCGAGCAGGGACATGCCGAGCAAGCCTTGCTCGCTGTTCAGGAGGTCGAGAAGTCCCATGATTACCTCAGAGGGATGCCGTTGCGCTCAAGGATCTTGAGCAAGCCTTCTTCCCCGGGGAAGACGACAAAGTTCGATGTTCCGGTGCCTGCGCCGCGAGAGCCGCTGTCTAGGTAGCGGATGCCGGGGATGCCTGCGCGGCGCAAGCGTTCGGCGTGAGATTTTCCAAGCTCTTGGATGATTTCTTCGCCGGTCAGCGTGCGCACGCCTTTTGGCGACACCGCGCCACGATTAGCAAACTCCGGCAGCGCCTGCCGCACCTCGGTCGCCTGCTGACTCAGCGGCTTGTCCCAATCCAGCATGCGGGCGATTGCGGAGTCGGGGAGGTCTACTTTGTAGAGGTTGCCAGAATCAACGATGGATGGAAGTCTGAAATCGCCAAGTGCTGCCAGCGCCCGCTCCGCCGCGGACTTTCTTTCGCCAGTTCCGTTTCTAGCTATCGAGCGCAAATCATTCAGAACGCTAGATGCTCCGCTTCCATATTGAGTCGAATTAGCACGCGCTCCTAACGACGCCATCAATTCATGCTCTGCCTGCGTCTGCGGCACAAACCCTTTTATCTCTACTGCTTTCTTTGACAATTTGCCTGCATATTCGTCTGCAACCTTTGGCGACTCCGCCAGATACAGCCCGTGCCCGTAAGCCTGCGCGCCCTCTCCGGTGCCGATCTTGCTGCTGTCGAAGCGGTCGAACTTGTGCGGGCTGCCGTGCCACACGATTGCGCCAGTCTGCGGGTTCAGAGTGCGAGGCTTTGCAGCGTTCTCGCCCATCTGCAACAGCCCCTTGGCGATCTGGGGGGCCTTGGCTGCGGCCACCACCGGGGACAGCAGGCCGAACGTCTCACCCGCCACTGAGGCGGCAGACTGCGGTACATCGCGCATCAGACCCTGACGCTTGGCCCAATCGCTACCGCCCACGGGTTCGCCAACAGGAATGCCGGCCTTCCGCAACAACCACGCAATGCCATCGACAGGCGCCGTGACGGTGCCGGCCGCGCTGTTGCTCGCGGCTTGCAGAAAGTCGAGCAGTCCAGCCATGTCAGCCCCGCGTGAATCCGGTCAGCAGGCCCGGCGTGTAGCCGCCGAGGTTGAATGTCGAGCCCTGTAGCCGCTGCGGTTGACCGCGGACGAACTGATTGGCACCCGAGGCGTTGGCGTTGAAGCCACCCAGCAATCCGCCCGCGTTCTGGTTGATCGCGTTCAACAGGCCAAATTGGTTGTTGTAGGCCGCCATCTGGTCGGCTGAGAACGGGTTGGCTTGGTAGCGGTTGCTCAGGTCTTGGCCCTGACCGATCTGCTGCTTCAGGAAGCCTTGAGCCGGCTCCCAGGGGTCGCGGGATTGCTTCTGCTCCTGATCGCGCGAGTCAAGCGCACCGGCAGCAGCGCCGAGGACGCCGCCCCAATTCAGGCCACCAGAGCCCATCACATCCTTGGCGCCGTTGACCAGCGCACCAGCGCCGGCTGCTGCGGCGCCGCCACCGACACCAGCAAGCCCAGCGGCTTGGGCGCCCTGCGTGCCCAGCGCCGCGGCAATCTGCGCATCGGTCATACCGTTGGCGGCCATCATGGCAGCCTGCTCTGCGGCGGTCATGCCGCCCGCGCCGCCGGTCGCCGCCCCCGTCGTGGGCGCCGTTGACATGGCGGTCAACGCCGAGTCCGCCGCATTGACGCCGCCGTAGGCGCCGAGCGACAGCAGGCCGAACTTCGCCAGTCCCAGCGCCGTGCTGTCGCCGCTACTGGTGCTGATCAGTCGACCCTGATCGTCGTATACCGCCTCGACATCCTGCCCCCAAGTTTCCCGCTGGAGCGACTTGCTGATGGACCCGTTCTTGTCGATGGTGTATTCACCGACCGTCCACGAAGGGTCTTGCGTGTACCAGACGCCCGCATCGGTCTCGCCGCCAAAGATCTGACCGGTCGGGTTGGCCGCTCGCGCAGCTTGCAGCTTGGCCAACGTATCCGGGTCGATCGTGGTGTTCAGGCCTTGCTGTACCCACGGCTGCGCGTACCGGATGTGCGCGGAGCGCATCGTCTCGTATGACGTTGGATCGCCGCCATACATCACGCGCTGTGCAGGGGTCAGTTGATCCCACGTCGGGAAGTTCGATGCCCACTGATCAAACATCGTCGCCATTTAGCCGCCCCATAGAGACTTGCCGAGTTGATAGCCGCCCAGCGCACCCAGCCACGGGTTGCCTTGCAGGTAGTTGGTGCCGGTGCCGCCCATGCCGCCGAGCTGCGCGCCGGTGTTGCTGAACTGCTGCCAGTAGTTGAGCGGGGTGTTCTGGACATTCGTGCTGTTGCCGATGCCGTATTGCTGGTTCCAGCCCAACAGACGATCGAGGGCGTTCAACTGGTTCTGCTGGCCTTGATTCATCCAGCCCATGTTCGCGTTGTAGACGTTTAGGTCCATCGCGTCATTGGCCAGGCCGTAGTTACGGTCTGCGTTGAACTGATTGGCATACAGCCCAGAGAGTTGCCCCGCGATGTTGTCCATGCCTTGAGACATCGCCAGGCCCTGCGCGATACCCTGACGCGAACCACCATAACCACCGTTCGCCACCGCGGCCCGGTTGATCGCCGGGTTGATCTGCTGCATGAACTGCGTCGAGGCGCGACGGGTGATGTCGTCGGCCATCGCGGGCAGATATGGGTTTTGCGTGGGGGCTTGGGGCGTGGCCGGCGGCGTGGCCTGCGTCGGCTGCATGGCGGGTTGCGCCTGCATGTACGACGGGTTCACCGCGGCCATGTTGGGCGTGCCGGTGGGCACACCTCCAATCACGAACGGCGAGGTGCTCGGCGCGGCGGGCGCAGGCGCAGCCGCGGCGGCGGCGGCGTTGCGTGCATTCTGAGCGGCGTCCCACTCCGCCTGCGACATCGGGCCCCGCCCTGCCGCGCGGTTTGCCGCCGCTTCCAGTGGCGTGGCGCCGTAGTAGGACCAATGATCGTTTGTAGGCGGAGGCGCAGCGACCCCGCGGGACTGATCCACCGTCACCCATCCGGCCGGCGTCATGTAGCCGCCAGCTTTCAGGGCGTTCTCGTTGTACGCCTGCGCGCCACCGGATTGACCCCCGCCAGTTCCTTGAATGCCTGAAAACAAACTTGCCATGGTCACACCTTCATTTCAATGGCCACTTGCGATCACGTCGGATCAGGCCATGGGCCGTATATTTCCAAGTGCCAGGCTGAAACCCGATACTCTTTGCAAACTGTTCAAAGTCCATCTGTTAGCCCCTTGAATCGCTATGGCGTGGCCCAGCTTGAGAATCCGGCTGGCGGCGGATATACGAGGTCGTCGTTAAGCGCCCTCAGCCGAACATCGGTTATCACCGGGCTTTCCGCTGACGCGAATGGCCGATACGTGTGGCCAGCTACAGTGAATCCTTCTGGCGACGTGCCGGACTCCGGGTCGCCCTGCGTCCACACTCCATTCAGTGAGAACCACAGCGCGCCGGTGTCAAGGTCAGCCGCCACGCCGATGACGTCGCCGGAGAATGCTTCCGACACGGTGCCGACGTTGATCAGCTCAACTAGGATGGCGCCGCCGCGTCGATACCCGCCGCCTTCTTCGGCACCGCTGGTGCCGTTCGGCACGGGGGCGTGGCGGGTCAGCCCGAAATCGTGGCGCACTAAGGTGCCGAAGTTGGCGACACTGATCAGTTCGATCTCGAAGTAGCGTTTGCCGGTTGATCTGCCACCGACGCCAAGCACCGACGCGATGCCGCCCCAAGCCGTCACGTTCGCCCGCTTGCCACCCTCGGAAAGCACCCAAGTCCCAGTCTGGTTCTGAGAGTCCCACAGGCCGGCGCTTTCGTCTTCCGCGGCAGACGGATAGTCGAGATAGATCACGACACCCTCCGCCAGACGAATGTGACCTTGAGCCCCGCGCCAGCAGTGCCTGACCCGATCTGGTCAAGGTAGATTTCGACCTTTGCGCCCTTGTCGTGCGCGGCGGTGCTGACCACTGCTTCAGTGCCGGTCAAGCTGGAGAACTCGCCCGCCTCAACTTGCGGCCTGGTCGAGAGAATCGAAGCGCCAGAGATGTCGACATCGACAATCAAGGCTTGCCCTGTTGGCGCCGTCACGACATCGGCGATCACCTCGTCAATCTCGACGTTGTACGGCAGGCGGAATGTCCGCTTCAGGCCTGTCGTCAGTGCCGTTGTTTCGTCCGAGCAGGCGATGATGGCCGCCTCGGAAACGCTGGCCCCGAACATGGGGAGCCATTCGTCATTCAAGCGGACATAAGGACCGTACCCGTATCCCGGGTTCCACGGGGCCACAGCGACCACCATCATCCCCTCGCGGGGCTTGTCTGGCTCTACAGAGAGGGTCGCGTAAGGCGTGATCTGCCGCGGCTCTTCAATGCCCCTAGAAACAGACAGGAACTCCCGCACGATCCACGCCGGGGCTTCCTTGGGCATTGCTCCGGGGGTGTACGGCATCAGTACGCCCCCATCTGCGTTACGTCATAGCCCACGGACTTGATGCGCCATTCACCACCAGCCGCGGAGGTGACGCGAATCCCGACGAATCGACCCGAACAGAGAAAGTCCGCTCGGCGGGTTGTGCCCACCGTGTAGGTCACGGGGGCGGTGTAGCTGTACGGGCCTTCCACATCGTTGGCATAGGCGCCTTCGACGCTGAGGACCGTCCCTGCTGCTGCATCCACACGAAGGACCGCACCCTTCAGGAGCTTGACCGTATCGGGATCGCCAAAGCTCAGACCCACTCGGGAGAAGGTGGCGTTGATGGCCGTCCCATCATGGTCGTCGCCCTCGTCCATGAGAAAGATCTTCGAGTCGCCCGACGCTGCAAGAAGGCGAGGCGCCACATCAAACGTATCCCAAGGCCCATCAGCATCACCCCACGTATCGGTGCCGGTGGACCACGTAGCGGTGTCGGCCGAATAGAACCCGACCGACGCATGGGTCAGGTTCTGGATCGCAATCAGCGTTAGGGTGTCTTCTTCGTAGTTCCAGACCAAAGCCCTGTTGCAGTAGGTTTTCCCCGTGGTCGGGATACAGATCCAGACCTCGTACTTGGGGATGTTCGCCACCACAAAGGCGTTCTGGAACGCACTCGGGTCGATGTTGTCCTGCAACCATTGCCGCCACCGGCCAGACAAGATCGAAGTAGGCTCGTTGGCGTAGTGCCGGACCACATCGGGGCCGTTGGTCAGCACCACATGACCCACAGGCGTGTCGGCTACGCAGTTCTTTGAAAGGATGCCGTAGTTACCCGGCAGCTTGAACACGCGGAAGATCGCGTTGTTCGCCAGGTACTGCATGCCGTAGGCAGACCGCTCCTTGTAGACAATGAACGTGTCGCCAAGGGCCAGGCCGTCGATGATGTCGTCATCGGTCTCCGCGACATCCAGTTCCCCCGCGTCCCGGGTGGCGTCTGCCTCGTCCCAAGAATCGGGAATCGTCCCAGGCTCTGCGGCGTGGGACCACTTCACCATTGATGCGTACTTGGTCGCGCCCTTGGTGACGTTCAGGGCCACAAGGTAGTTCTTGAAGCTCCGCAGCGACTCGCAGCGCCACGACGAGTCCCAGCCTGTCAGGGTGGTGGCGGTTCCCGTGCCGCCCCAGGCTTGAGGCACATCCACCCCGTTGTTCAGGACCAGCACCCCCCCGAGGACGCAGGAAGTCACCCGGCTGGACGGAGAGGCCGTGAGAGCCGAGCCGGTGATCGTGGTCTTCGTGGCCCCGTTGTCGGCGAAGATCCCCGACGCGGTGACATGCACCCAATAGTTCTGCGAGTTGGCCTGTAGGGGGGCGATGTGCAGAGGCACCGCAGAGGGCGCCGTCAATGCATCGTTGTACCCCTCGGTCTTGCGGACGTACCCCGCGCGGAAACGGACGTTCAGGCCCGCAGTACAGATGTTCTCGGGCAGTTCATGAGATACCTCATCGGCAACGATCCCGCCGCCGACAGGCATCGTCATGATGCCGGTGCGAGAACGTCCACCGAGGGGCATTACACGTACTCCACCACCTGATAGCCGACCTCGACAGACCCCGTGGTGCCGCCGCGTTCAGCGGTCACGGTGGTAGCATTGGTCAGGGCCAGCCGTACATTGGTGTTGGCGACGCTCGTTTCGGTTGACTCCGCGCCAAGGCTGAAGATCAGAGCCTTGGTCGTGTCCACGCTGGTGATCGTGGCCGTGTTGCTCGATGCCGCGTTGGAGATGGTGATCGTGCCGCGCTGGATCGACTTGATCGCGCCGGGGAGGAATTGGGTGAGGTTGCTCATTGCAGAACCCATCCACGGGTTGCGTCAACGTAGGTCAGCACCAGCACCATGCTTGAGGTGTTGACGTTGACGGTCATGTTTTCAGCCAGCGAGCAGATGGGCTGGCTGTTGCGGCTGATCACGTTGGTGGTCAGGCCGTTGGTGAACACGAAACCCACCGTGTCGCCTGCACTCGGGCTGGCCGGAAGGGTCGCGGTCACCGCTGATCCGTTGGTGGCGATGTAGCCCTTCCCCGCAACCGCGGTGAAGCTGGTTCCGGTTTCGGTCGACCACTCGCAAGGCGATGTCTTGCCGAGGTTCTGAAGAACGGTCTTGATCAGCCGAATGTGATCGTCACCCTGAGTCCGAAGGTCGGAGCTTGTCGGATTGGTGGTGACCAACTCGCTCGGCTTGGTCGCGGTTTCGAGTCCCATCACTCCACCTTTTCAGGGCGGACCACCAGGGGTCCGGTCACGTTGGCCTCTGCGCGCTTGAGCTTGGCAATGGCGGCTTGGTACTTGGTGGCCCACTGCGTCGGGTCGTCACGAAGGTAGATCGCGGCTTCTGCGAGCGATGCGCAGAGGTAGATGTCCGGGTGATTGGTCAGCAGCCAGTTGGTGTCGCTGTTCCCGGAGAAGGGCGCGAACCACTGCCAGTGGTCGATCTGGTACGTCCCGGACGACTGCTGGAACCGGAAGTTCTGGCCCTCGATGGTGTAGAGCCGCGTCTGCCACAGCCGGCGAGGCTGGAACTCTTCGGGCGTGACGTAGCGGCAGGGCTCGTCGTTGATCAGGACGCGGCGCGCTTCTGCGAATCGAGTCGGCAGGGCAACGGTCGCGCTGGACAGGGACCCCGTGGCCGATTGCTCCATCGCGCGACAACGAACGTCCTGCCGAATCTGCGACTCGGCCAGCGCGATGAAGTCAACGATCTGTGTGGAGAGGTCGGATCGGTGCAGCCAGTTGGCTACCGCCGTTTTAAGATCCGAGTAGGTTGCAAGCGCCATTCAGGCCCCCATTGCAGGGGCCAGCGGCCCCGCGTAAGCAGAGCCGATCCGCACAGGGATTGCCGGCCTGTCTAGTGTATCACCGCGTGAGCCTGTGGCTCAAGTTCCGAGCGTGACGACAAAGCCATCCGGCCTGCGTGAAAAGCTCTTCAGTTCCCATCGGTCCATGATCTTGGGGAGCCACCATCTGGGCGGCTCTTGGATCAGGTGCGCATTCCGCCCGTCCGAGAGCGTCTTGAGTGCGGGGCCGTCATGGACCGTCAGAAAAGCCGCTTTCAGGGTCTTGGAGCGGAGGTGATCCAGCACCGTGTTCAGGTGCTCGGGCTCGATGTGCTCCAGAACGTCGATGCACACGACCAGATCGGCCGGCTCCGGCTCTTCTGAGTAGTCGGGAACGGCCGGGTCATAGCCGTTGTAGGCCACATCACAGTCCAGCGTTTCGAGAAGCGACCGGCGCGACCCGCACCCATAGTCCAGCAGCGTCTTGGCCCCGATGATGTCCACCAGATCCGAGATGACGCGGCCATACATCCGACCCGCGGTTCCGTAGGTTCCCGTCGCGTGCAGCCTGGCCTGCTCTTGTCGATAGGCTTCGGTGATCATGGGGTGACGAAGTTCATGATCGCGTGCTGACGGCGGAAGTCCTCGGCATGCGGCGTGTCCTTGTACGCCTTGAATGCGGGCGTTCCAGCGGTCCAATGAAGCAGCTTGGCTTCTGGATTGGGGCCGTACTCGTCGGCCAGCCAGTTCCACTCCTTGGGAAGCTCACCAATCAGGTCATCGGGAATCCATGAGAGCCGATGAAGCTCTGACCCTGACATCTTCTCGACCCGCTCTGGCGTCATGTCTCGCCAGCGGAAGTGCCCGCAGTTGATCAGCATCACCGATGACCAGTTCTTGCGCGGGTAGTCCTGATTGTCAGCCTCCATGAAGGTGCCGACGTACTTCCTCGGGTGTCTGGTCTTGTAGTCGTGCTTGACCACCTGAACGGCTTTGTAGTGGTCCCTCAAGGCCCACAGTTCCGCGATATCGGCCTTCAGGAGCATGTCGGCACCATCCACGAAGATAGCCCACCCCTGCCACTGCTGAAGAAACGGGATCAGGAAGCGCGTATAGATGAAGGCGTTGGTGCCGTCTCTGGCGCCTGCCGAATAGAACGACTTGAACAGCGGCAGATGCAGCGGGGTGATCGTGACCGGGCAGGAGGCGTGCTCCAACACCGACGAATTGAAGACATGCGTCCCGGCTTCCTCTCGGGGGTCGAAGCCTACATAGATGTGAATCATTCCAGCCTCCGAATGCAGTCAATCCACTTCTCGTCCTTCTTCTGCCGGTGGTAAACCTGTTCGGCGTACCAAGGCAGTCGATCCCCGTAGGCGTAGTTCCACAGCGGGGCATGCGGGACGAGAATCGTTGAAGGAAGCCCCATGGCGCCTCTTAGGTGATGAGCCGTGGTGTGGATGCCCACCATGCCGTCCAGTTCAGCCACCAGGGCCGCCGTGTCGTCGTAGTCCTCGGGGTCGAGGTGGAAGTGACGAACCGGGAGCCCGGTCTCTTCAATCTCTTCTCGCGGGTCTTTGTACTGAAGGGACACATACACCGCGTCATGCGACTCGATGTAGGGCCGGAAAGCCTCTAGCCCGATGTCACGCTTCTTCGACTGGCTCGACCATTTGCCCCCCGACCAACAGAGGCCGATGACGGGCTTCTTCCAAGAGTCAAACAGCGCCCGCCACATCAGCCGCTTCTCGGGGTCGGCCGTGAGATAGGGCTTCTTGGGGCACGACTTCGGATCGGGCCGGAACAGGCCCGGCAGCGACCCGCACGCCACTTGGGCATCGCAGGAGATGTCCCACTCGCGCTCCTGTCGTCTGGTCCCGTGAACCTCGGCCCACGGGAACGACCGCCTGTAGAGCCCTTCCAGACGGGGGTCGCACTCGATCACCACCTGATCAGCCAGCGGCCGACAGTCCTCGATGCAGGATGCGAACATGATCTCGTCGCCCAAACCCTGCTCGCCGTAGATGATCAACCGGCCGACCTTTTCGCCGGCCCAATCCCTGCCTCCGAAAGACAGCTTCTTGCGGTGCTTGTTGACACCTAGAAGCTGGTCCCAATGCTTCCAGCCGTTGGCCCAATCACCTGTTGCCAGTTCCGCAAAGGCAACCGCCGCGGGGATGGCTGGAAGGTGAGGATCAAGCCTCTGCGCCTTCCTGATCCACTTCAGGGCCTCGATGTGGTCGCCGTCATCGGAGTACGTCGCGCCGATGTTGCACAGATACAGCGGATGTTCCTGAATCGACAGCGCCCGACGAAAGCACTCTCTGGCTTTCGCGGGGTGCTTCAGTGCATGCCAGACGGTCCCGAGGTTGTTCCACGAATCGGCCCGGTCTGGCTGCAGCGAGGCCGTCATCTCAAAGAATGCAAGGGCTGTCGGCAGTCGATCCGCCTTGCAGGCAATAGACCCCGCGAGGGACCACGCGGCCCACTGATACGGGTTGTCCTGTAGCTCTTCCATGCACAGCCCATAGGCTGCGTCTGGTTCCGTGTCCTTGATGTCCTGAGCGAGTAGGAGCCTATGCAAGTCGCTTCCCTGTCATGTCGCAGGCTTCATAGCGGTTGATCTTCTTGAGGGCGACGATCACATCCGCCAGCGGGGGCGCGGGGTGCTTCATCACATCCACGCCGATGGCCCGTAGCTCAAGCACCACCCCATCCGGGATGTGCAGCGCGTGAACCATTGAATTCTTGACGCCCTTCTTCCACGCCTCCCCGTCGATGCGGGTGCGTTGAACGGCTTCGAAGTTCTTGGTCGCGTCCTGCTTGTAGTCCACATGCAGAACGCCCTCATGGTCAAGCCAAGAGGTGGTCTGTAGACCTGTCAGCGGGTCGAACTCTTGATTGATCTTTTCCATGTGAAAAGGGGAGGCCGAAGCCTCCCCATCCTCATCAGGTCGTCAAGCAACCCAGCACCTGGCCGTGCGCGTCCGGGTTCTGCGCAACGTAGGTGTATTCACACACGATCATCTTCTTCTCGGCGTCGCCGGTCTTCGCCAGGTCTTCGACCTTGATCGGGTCCAGCCAGGCAATGCCGACATACTCCGGGTCAAGGCAAAGCACCGCCGTCTGTCCCAGGAAGCGATCCAGAACGACTTGGTGATTGCCGAAATCGGAGACGTAGTAGTCCACGCCACCGACCACGACGCCCTGTGCGCCCTTGCCCTGCGCGATGCCGAAGCCCTCGAAGGCCGTCGCACCCGCGAACTGCGCGATGCGGCGCTTCTGCTTGGAGTTGACGACGATCTTCGTCGGGTTGCCGCCGTCGATCCACGCCAGTTCGATGGCGCCGCGGACATCCGCCTCCACCAGCGTCGAGGCCGTCGAGTCGGACGAGGCGGTCCAGTCGGACGACGAATAGCCGCCCACCGTGCCGGCCTGCGTGGCCGTGCCCGATGCCTTTGTGTAGTTGGTGATCATCGCGCGCAGACCAGCCGCCTGACGCGCCGTAGTGGCGTCGCCAGCGGACGAACCCTGCGCGCCGACGAACGCCGCCTCGATGTCGCGCTTCAGTTCCTTGCCGTACTTGACCGTCAGGCGCGCCAGTTCGCGGGCGCGACCGTACTTGCGCACGGAATCGGCGGTACGCGAGACCATCACGGTTTTCGAGCTGATCATCGTGCGGTTCGACAGCATCGTCGTCACCGATGCGGATGCGAACGTCGCGTCATCGCCTTCGATCTTGGCGTTGACCGCAGCCGAAGCCAGCGCGTCCGTCTGCCACTGATGAAGGGTGGCCGACGCCTTCAGGCGCTTGGCCATCGTCAGCACCGGCGTTTCCGTCGGGCTGATGTCATAGATCATGTCGTGAACGTCTTCGGCCTTGCCGACCATCGCGTATGTGTCGGTAGTGCCAGTGAGTGCAGCCATTTGAGTTACCTCTTCTTGAACATGCGTTCCAACAGGGCCTCCGCCGCGCTGGAATCGCCGGTCTTGCGCAGGCGCGCTCTCGCCTCTGCCGCTCGACCATCCATCTGTGCTTGCGGCGCGCTTCGGCTCGTCGCCTTCATCGGGCGAGCCTCCACGGCCTTCTTGGTGACTGCGGGCTTTGAACGCTGAAGCGCGTCCCACTTCGCAGCCTTGAAGACAGCAATCAGCAGCCTCTCGTCGGCCAGCTTCGACTTGATTTCCTCGGGCGAGAAACCAAGCTCGACGGCCTGTTGGAGTGCGGCTTTGTCGTCTTCGGAAGTGAACTTGCCGATCCGCTGGCGGGCGCCTTGAACGGCCATTTCCCACTGCCGATCGATGTGCTGTTGCGTGGCAGCCTGGACTTGCTGCGCAACACCGCCGAGCCTCCCGCGAAGCTCGCCGATCTGGTCCTTGAGAAGCTGCTGACGCTGCATCAGGCCGACTGCTTGCGCTGGGTCGGTCTGGTGGAGAGTCGTCCAGTCCAAGGACTTGAACCGCTCGGCCTCTTTTTCGAGAGCGCGCAGTTCCGCAAGGTCATTGGCCGCGACCGAAATCAGTTGCTCCTTCGCCTGAAGGAACATCTGCCGATCCTCGACCTGACGGCGCAGGTTTGCGACTTCCTGCGTCTTCTTGGTGTAGTCCGACTGCCTGAGAACCGCGTCCTTCAGTTCCTTGGGCAGCTTGTAGGCTTTGCCTTCGTACTCGACCTCTTCGGTGTCGTCCTCGGGCTCTGCCTGTTCGGGATCGTCGGCCTCATACTGCTCGTCCTCGGCTTCCGCGTTCTCCTGTTCGGGCGCTTCGTCCTCGGCTTCCAGAATGCCGGCCAAACGGTCCTCGACGGACTGCTCAGACACTTCCTGCTCGGGAGTGGTGTCTTCCATGGTGCTCCAATGAAAAACGCCCGCGTGGAGCTAACCAGCGGGCGTTAAAAAACCCGCCGAAGCGGGCTGGGGGTCAGGCTCGTCGCTTGAAGCGATCAGCCCACGACTTGCGTTCTTCCTCGATGCGGGCCATCTTCCCGGTGTCGATCACCGTCTTGATGTGCTGCTTGACCTTGCCCAGCAGTTGCAGGGTCACGATCAGGTCTTGGTGCTGCTTGGCATCACCCACATCGGCGCGCTTCATGCGCTCGACAATGGCCGACTCGATGGTCTCGAAAGCCTCCTTAAGAAGAGGCTCGTTCATCAGCCTTTCGGCTTCCTCGGCGCGGCGGATCTCGGTGTTCATAGCAGTAGAAGTACGTCCTCGTCGTCTCGTTCTTGAGCGAGCCTGATCGCCTTCTTGATCACGGCTTGCATGTCGATGTCTGGAATCTCGGCCAGGTCAGCCACCCGGCTTGGGATCAGCTTCTCGGCGATCTTCTCGGCGCTAACCTCGGCCATGACGACCGGAGGCTTCTTGTCCTGAATCGGCTTGCCGGCCTTGACGGCGCGGATGATTCGTTTCGTCTCTTCTGCAGGCTCTTCCTCGGTCAGATAGGACAGGATGCGTTGCAGAGCGAGGCGCTTTCTGGCCTGCGCGAACCGCTCGCGCATGAAGGCGTGCCCGCCTGTGCGCAGCGGGACCACCTCGGCGCCGTCGCCCGTGTGGAGAACAGTGCCAGTGATCGAAGCAAGATCAGCGGACAGACTGCCCGTGGCATCGTGCGTCCCAAGCCTGGCCGCGGTGCCGGTGATGGTCGAATCGCTGGCCTGAATCGCACCCGTGGCCGTGTGCAGCGTCAGGTGAGTGGCTGTGCCTGCAATCGTGCCGTCTTGGGCCGACAGAGCGCCCGTCGCCGAGAAGGTGCCCGTCGTTGTGTGGGCCGCATCGCCCGCAATGGTCGCGGAAGCTGAATCAAGCGCGCCAGTGGCCGAAAACTGCCGGTAACGAAGGGCAGTACCCGCTAGGGTCGCGTCCTGAGAAGACAGCGCCCCCGAGGAAGGATGGACAACGATGTGGTTCGCCGAGCCCGCAATCGTTGAGGCATCCGACGACAGCGCCCCACTGCTGGCGTGCAGCGTAAAGTGCGCCGCCGTCCCCGAGATGGTTGCCGCATCGGAGGACAGCGCGCCAGTGCCATCGTGGGCTGTGCCACCCGCCGCCACCGGCACCCAGATGCGCTTGGGCTCGAAGAGCTGCCAGGGGTTGGCGGAAATTTGCGCGATCTCGTCGTCAGACAGAGCGCGGGACCAGATGCCGGCGAGGTACACGTCCGCGTCAGCGGTCTGGAGCCATCCCACGCCGCCGACGAAAAACCGATCGCACCCGGCCCAATCGTTGCCGGATTGCGTTTTGGTTTCGTGCAGCACGCCGTCCTGCCAGAACGACAAACCAGTACCGGCCAGCCGTCCGATGTATGCCCGCGAGCCCCCTGCAGTTTGGCTCACCTCGCGCACGTACACCGTGCTGCCGCCGCTGGGGACTGTCGTGCATGCCGTGCGCGAGACGTTTTCGCCGACCATGATCCGCGGGGTCGATAGCCCGCTATTGGCGACCCCTGCGGCGCGGGTGTCATTGCCAGAGAAACCTGCCATCGCCCCGACCCAGACGATCGTGAAATCGCCCACCCACGGCGAAATCTTGTAGACCTCGCGCCCGTCGCCGTAGATGTTGCGCCGTGCGGTGCGTGCGAGGCCCGCGATCCCTGGTGCATACCGCGTGGCCACACCACTGGTCACGCCCACCTCGCCGGTGACGACGTTGATCGGCGCGGCCCCACTGACGAGAGCCAGACAGTCCCGCGCCCAGGCGGGGCTGATGCCAACCGCCTCCTGCGGCTGCGCGTCCCACGGCAGCAGTAGCTCGCGCAGGGCCACTCGTCAGCCTCAGTAGGTGTAGGTCGTGGCGTGGGCCTCGACCGTCACGGCCTGGCCGGTATTGCCGGTGAACTCGACTTCAAGATACGCCACCTCAGGGCCGAAGCGGTAGACGCCGCGCGTGCTGGCGCTGGCCGTGGTGCCGCCACCGATCACATAGACCTGCTTCCAGTCGAGGTCGCCCGTGCCTTCGGCGCCTGCCGCTGGCATCGAACTCCCTTTGTGAGCGATCAGGATGCGCGCCTCACACTGCACCGTAGGTCCAGTGCCGCCATTGGTGATGCGGAACGTGACGGTGCCGCCATCGACAGCGGTGCAGTCAAGCCGGCCGCGCGTGGTGCTGCCCGCCGTGTTGCTTGCGCTACTGACGATTGCGGTTGCGGCTTGAGTCTTTGCCATACCTTACAGCGCGAACGCCGCCCACAGGGAATTGACGGAGAACTCAAGGTCAACATCCTGAATGGTTGACCCGTCATCCGCATGCGCGCCTGCGGCAATGCTGGGATTTGTCAGCGCAGCCAACGCCCACTGATCTACCGATTCAGCGCCGTCCAGAATCCGCTGGCCAAGAATGATGTCAGCCTGCGATGGCGTTTCGGCATTGAGCTTTGCCAGCGCCGCTTTGACCATGAGGTAGCGGACGCGCATCTGCAACTGCTCGCTCCGCAGGGCCATCTGTGCAAGTTGATACTGCGTCATTTAGTCACCTTCGTCGTGGCCGCTTGTGCTGTGGTCAGTGACATGATCAAGCCGGTGCGGTGTAGGTAAGGGACGAGCAGGACACGGTATCGCCCGCGCCGATGGTCAGGCCACCGGAGAGGTTGATGTCCGATCCCGAGGCGGCAACCGCGCAGTGAACGCACACGGTATCCGCGCTGGTCTGAAGCGTGGCCGTAGCTACAGGGCTGGCGTTGCCCGTGGCGTTGGTGTCGCTGGTGATGCTGCTGAACGTCAGCACGCCATTGGACACGGTGCCGCAGGGATCGGACAGCGTGAGCGTGGCGACCGCAGTGCCTGGGCTGGACACGGTGCCCGACAGGCGAAAGACCAGCTTGCCAGCGCTGGGGCCGCCGTCGATGGCGTCACGGACAGCCGTTGCCAGCGTCGTTCGCAGAGAGGTGGAATGAGTGACAGCCATTATTCGGCCTCCTTCTTTTCGTCAGGTTCCGGCAGCGGCGTCAGGACCAGCGTGTGCTGCTCCACCTGACCCGTCGCCGCGCGCTTGATTTCGATGACCGCAGTCAGCACGGGCTGTTGCGCCTTCAGTTCGTCCATCACTGCACTCCAATGGCCCGACCGTCAGGGCCTCGAACGATCTTGCGGACCTTCTCGCCGCGCTTGACCCCAACCGCCATGCCTGACGCATCGCGGACCAACTCGGCAGGCGCGGCCATCTCGGCTTGCAGAGCCTGAAGGGCCTGCATCAACTCGTCCACGCGGCTGTCTTGCTGCTTGGATAGCTGCGCGCTCTCCAAGGTGGTCTGCGCCGACGTTTGAGCCGACTGGATGGCAACCGATGCTTGAAGGTCGGCCTCGTACTTGCGAAGCTCCAACTCCGCGGCCTTCATGCGCTCCTGAGACTCGACCCGGATGCGCTCCAGCTCGGCCTGCTGCTGGGCTTCCAAAGCCTTCTGGCGGGCCTGCATCTCTTCCCGGTTTCGGTCAAGCTCGGCCTGCATCTGAAGGCGCTGGGCCTCCATTGCCTGCTGGGCCTGGAACTTCATCTGGTCCTGCTGGGCCTGGAACTGCAACTTTTGCTGCTCGGCCTGCGCCTTGATCATCTCGGGGGAAGGCGGGGCGGGAGGCGGCTGGAACCGCTGCGGGTCAGCCCAGAACTCGTCGGCGTTCTTAAACCCGGCGTTCTGGCTGATCTTCTTGAGCGTGTTGTAAACGTGAACCGGCGTCGCCAGCCCGACAGGCATGCCCATCTGCTGCTGTTGCAGGATCATCATCAGGTGCTGAAGCTGCTGGTCCTTGTTCCCCGTGCCGAGACCCACGCTGACGATCATGTCGCGGCGGGTCTTCCACGTTCTCGGGTCAACCGGCACCCACTGATTGCGGATCTTGACCAGTTCCTGCTGCCGGCCGTGCTTGAGAGACATGGCATGCACGATCAGCATCAGAGCCTTGACCCCGGTTTCACCCATGATCCGCGCGATCAGGTCAATGCGCTGTTGGGCAGCGGTCATGATCTGATTGATGCCGTGCGCGGTCTTGTTCAGGCTGTTGGCGTCGAGCCCCTGGTTGTAGCTCGTCACCCCGGTGCGGTTCTCGCGCACCGAGTCGATGTACTCGATGGCCTGAAGGATCGCCGGCCCTTGGTGCTGGTGCTGTAGGGGCACGATGGCCGAGCCGGGGTCGCCCTGCACGCGGACGATGCCACCCGGCCGGCTGACCAGCATGTCATCGAGATTGACGCGGCTCTCGTCAATCGCGTGCCGGCCGTTGTTGGCCAGGTACATCGAGTCGAGAAACCCGCGGACCAGCACCGTGCGGATGCGCTGAAGATCCTTGACCACATCGGCAATGCTCATGCCGTAGTGCTCATGCGGCGTGCGCATGCCGGTGATGGCAGCAACCGGGACTAGATCGTCCTCCTCGTCTTCGAGAATCGTCGCGCCAACCACGACCACGCGGCGCAACTCAGCGATGCCATCGCCATCAGAGTCGTGGCGAATCCATACCCGACGAACACGCACACGACGCATGGCCGGGTCGGCTTCATAGGCGTATCGGTCGAGTTGTCCATCAAAGCTGACCTCTCGGCGCTGCTCTTCCCACTCGTCTTCGGAGTATTGGCTGTTGTCGTTGATGTTGTCGTCAACGTCATAGCCTTGGCTCCGCAGTTCCGAGATGGTCTGCCAATCGATGACCTCGACAAACGGGCAACCTTGAAGGTCGAGATGAGGCCAATCCGCCGCCACCAAGACGCGCTCGGGCGGAATGTTCTTGACCTTGACACAGCCGTATTCCCTCGCGGAGACCAGCACGCAATCGTGGTAGGTCAGCACCGACCCATCGGGCATCAACTCCTGCCGCTGGGCGTGCTCGACGATCTCGACCTCGGGGTTGTTCGCCAGAAGCGCGAACTCGTCATCCGTGAGGTTGCGGTACGGCTCCCGCTGGCGTCGTGTCTCGGTCTCGTAACCGACGATCACGTAACCGGTCTTCTGAACCAGGGCGTCGTGGAACCAATCGTGCAGGATCAGGAACCCGTTGTTCCTCTGCATGAGGACATGGTTCACATAGTCCGTTTCCTGCTCGGACTGCTGCTGATCCTCCGGTCCTTCGGGCGCGAAGCTGACCACCTCGTCACCCGAGGCGAACACCTTCATCAAGCTGGGCTTGATCCACTCCACGGTGTCGCTGACGTCGCGCATGACGACCTGCGAATGGCCCTCCTGCTCGTCGCCGTAGGGGCGCCCGTGGTATTGATCCAACGCCTCGCTGCGGTCCTCTTGGAGCGTGCCAAAGCCTGTTGCCAGGCGTTCGTGCTCTTCGATGGCCGCGAGGATCGGATTCATTGGGGCTCTTTCGGGGGACGACCGGGGCCGCGCTTGGCTTCCAGTGCGGCGATGCGCTCTTCAAGGGCGGCGATGCGGTCCATGAGGGCCTTGGTTGCCTTCTGGAACTCGGACATGATGTATCGAGGGTTCACACGATCCCCGCGCTGCTGTAGTTGATCTTTCCGCCCCACTCTTCGTTAGAGAGGCGATCCGCCACGATGGCCAGGTATCTGAGCGCATCGGCTCCGTGGCTGGCGTCGTCGTGTACCGGCTCCCCGGTCTTTGACCCGTCAGGGCTGACATGCCGCCGATACCGCTTGAGGGCGTTCAGCCACTCCCTGCCCGCTTCGTGATCCACCCACAGGCGCGGGAAGATGGTTCGGGTGAACTTGATTCCCGTCTCAACGTACTCGTTCGGGACGATTTGGACCTTCCGGCCCAGCGCCTTCACGATGTCCTCGGCCGACCGTCCACCGCTGGCCTTGGTCTTGGCCTTGGCGTCGTGGGGCATCCAGTCCGTGCCCCACCTGTAGGGCAGCTTCTGCAACTCCGCCACATCCTGCTCGAATGCGCTGAAGCGGCTGATCAGCGTGTTGATGATGCGAAGCTCGGAGCCTGCTCTTTGCACCATCAAGATGACGGTCTGATCGTTCCAGCCCAGATCCCAGACCGTATGCACCTTCAGCAGCGGGTCGTGGCTGACCTTGGTGAACCGGCCCGTCCGTTGCAGCGCGTCAATCTCATGGGCGTAGATGGCGCCCTCGACCGCAGCCCGTGGCTTGCCTTCCCAGATGTTGTCGTAGCTGATCGGGTCGCGCCGTTTCATCTCGGCGCGCTCGGCTTCCAACGTCTCAGGAAACCACGGGTTGTCGTTGTAGTTGACCGAGACCACCCAGCTATCGGGCTGCGGGTCCAGCACGAACCGGGTATAGGTCTCGTCGGTGTCCAACTCAGGGTTGAACGTGATCCAGATTTCAGAGCCTGGCTTGCGGATCGTCGGGATCAGGACATCCCAACTCTTCTTGGTGACGACGTGGGCTTCTTCGACCCAGCACACATCGACACCCTCGAAGCTCTTGAGGTTCGCCACGCCCTGCTGCCGGATGCCGGCAAAGCTGAACTCTGACCCGTTGCGCCCGAGGATCTTGGTTTCCTGCACCTCGAAGAACGGATCAAGGCCGAGGATGCCGATCTGATCCTTCAGCAGCCGGTGAACCGACTCCTGAATGCTCTTCTGCGTCTCTCTGGCGCACAGCACCCGGATCGGGTCTGCTGCGGCCTTCAGGACCAGCGCACGGGCCACCGACCAGCTTTTGGCCGAACCACGCCCACCGTACAGAACCTTGTACCTGCGCGGCTCAAAGAGCGGCAGCAGCTTCTCAGGCAGCTCGATCTGCCTTGACGCCAACGACATTCAGGCTGACCGAGGCATGCACCGGGTTGGACGGGTCGCCCGTCAACTCGACAGAGGACAGGTCAGGCAGGCTCTTGCGCAGCAGAATCTCAATCGCCTTCATGCGTGACGGACTGATTTCAGATTCGCCGCTAAGTGCATGTTCTTGCAGCACATTTATCAAATGACCCGCTTGGATCTTGCGCCGCACATCGTCCTGGTGCAGCTTGCCCATAGGACGGCCTGCCATGTCACTTCCTCTTGGGTTTGCTCTTGCACTTCGCCATCTGATCCTCCGTTGGCCCATCGCGGACTTACCCGAGGGCTGGGCCATGCCGCCAGCAGACATCCAGCAACCGCTGCCGCTTGCGGGAAAGGAGACCCGAGCCTTTACACCCGGGCGCGGCGCCGTGCTGGTCGGCGTATTGGCGGGTCCAGAAACGCAAAAAGCCCGCCGAAGCGAGCTTTGTATGGGCGTGTTTAGCCCAGCCGTGCCTATTGTGGCTCATTCTGTGAGCCAGTGCAAGTCACATCACCCCCGCATTCGTCAGCCGCCTGACCAGCATGCCCCTGGCCGCCTGGATCAGCGTCCGCCTTGCCTCGCCCGCTGGCAGTCTCGGGCTTAGGAACACATCGCTACCCACGACCAACCGCCGCGCCTCGGCCTGGATCGCTAGCCGGTAGGGCTCGGGTTCGTTCGGCATCGCGTTGATGTGCTGATCTACGGCCTTGCAGACCATGTGCTCTAGATCGTCATCCAGCGCCCCGTTCTGGTCGTCGTACTGCCGACTCGTCCTGTAGGCGCCGCACCCTGCCGCGTGGTGCTGGTGGCCGGTGCTGGTGGTGATCGGCCGCACCCACTGCGCCCAGCGGCACAGCAGATCATCAAGGATGGCGTCGGTGTCGTTGGTCACGGCGACTGCACCTCCCTCGCCACTGCCGCCCACGCCTGAACCGACCCCTCGACCGTCCAGCCGTAGTCGGTCCACATCTCCGCGCGCTGGTGCGTGAGCTGCACCGACACCGGCCACACCGCCCGCCACTCGTCGCGGTCCTGGCGGAAGAACAGCACCGGCAGCGCCTTCGCCCGCTCGGCCTGCTCCACCGCCTGCGCCCACCACGCACGAACGTCGCCACGCTGGGCGCGCTTGTGGCGCTTGCACTCGACCGACCAGCCGGGCACGCCCTCGATGTCGCTGTCGCCGTCGTGCTGCCTGACGCGGCGGCGCGCGTCCCAGCCGGTCAGGTCGCTGACAAGGGCGGCCAACTCTAGCTCGCCCGCCTGGCCCTTGGTGCGTTGGCTGGCGCTCATGCCACAACCCCCTGCGCATACGGAATGCGCACGTCGCACACCCACTCGTCGCCCTCGCGCCGGATCGGCGGCACCATGAGCTGCACGCGCTGGCCGTGCGGGATCACGCGGCGCTCGCACAGCACGCAGGGCTGCAGCGGCTTGCCGGCCATGCCGGTGCGGCCGTGGCAGCGTCGAGATACGTCAAGCGAAACCATCCTTGTCCTTCCATGTCAATCGCGCCGCCGCCGCGCGGGCTGGACGGCGGGCCCCTGGCCGGCTGGAAATTCCACCCGGAGGCCCCCCTACCCCCACGGCAAATCCGTGTAGGTTGGAGGGTTCCGGCTCCACCCCGCTTCCGCGGTGTCCCACCCTGTTAAGCGTCCGGGTTGCCCACCCGCTTAACCCCCGACCGTGGGAATTCGGCCAGTCGCCAGGATCGGGGTCAGGGAGTTGCACCCTCGGGCTCGATGGCCCGCCGCCTGGTGTTGCTTGTTATCGGGGCGGCAACTGCCCCCGGTGTTTGATGTCCGCTGCGCCCCATGCAAGGCCACTTCTAACGAGACGGGTCCGGCCATCTTCACAAGACGGCGATGACGCATTCGCCTACTTGTGAATTTGCCCCTCAATCCACACGCGATTCAAATCAAGCGTTTCCCTGGCGGTCTTTCCCAACTGCCAAATAGCCGGCTTCTTGTCATCGCGCAAAAACAAGTCACAAGCCACGTCTACAGGAGACTCGCCATGCTGAAGTCGATAGCGCCTGCGAGCCGCTATGTACGCCCGCAACGTCGCAACCTTGATGTGTTGAAGATGCTCCCTTGTCACAGCTTTGCCCCCACCATCAACTTCGCCACCGCGAACACGCCGGCCCGCTTGTGCATGTCGTTCGCGTCCTCGCCCAGCTCGGGGCTCATGCACCAGCGCGCGCCCGTGGCCCTGGCCGCGGCCTGGCCGGCGCCGCTGGCGTCGTGATCGGCAAACACCGACTGCTCGCCGCCCAGCACGCTCGAGACGTGCGCCAGGTTGCCGGCGCTGAAGCATATCAGCACGGCGTCGCGCGACCGGACGGCGCGCAGCGCGGCCAGCACGGACAGGCCGGTGGCGTAGCCCTCGACCAGCCACAGACGCGGCGCGCGGGGCGGCCCCAGGCGCAGCGTGGCGCCCTTGGCGCGCATGCCGGGCAGCATCCGCTTGTCCCACTTGCGCGCGTCGCCGTCCCAGCGGATCACCTGCAGGCCGACCAGCGCATTCGTGCGCCAGTGCCGCATGGGCACCAGCAGCGAGCCGTCCTGGTGCACCAGGCCGCGCTCGTCGCCCAGGCCCTTGAGGTGCAGATAGTCGTGTTCGGCCGGGCGCGACTGGCGCACCATCTCGGCCGCCTTGACCGCTGCGCGCTGCCAGCCATCGCGCACACGCTGCTGGTACGCCTCGGCCTCGCGCCGGATGCGCGCCACGTCCACCGGCCGCACCTCGTCGGCCTCGGGCCGCCACACGGCGACCTCGGTCATCGTGGCGTGATTCTGGACGAAGCCCACGTCGCCCAGGTACTTGTAGGCGCCGTTGCGGGTGCGCGGGTGATCCTCGGTCGGCACCCGCACCCAGCGCCCTGCCTCGATGCCGTCGACCAGCAAGCCGTGCGCGCGGCAGAAGGCGTCGAACATCATGCGGTTTCTGCCTTGCGCTGGCTGCGCGAGAACGCACGGGCCTGCGACGTGATCCATTTCCGTGTCTCAAGGCTCGGCTTGACACCCGGCGCCACCTTCAAGCCCCTCGGCTCACGTCCGAACTTCTCTTTGAACTTGAAGTAAGCCCATCCCGGCTTGTATCCACGCTCGCCCGCAATGGCGTGCAGCTCAGACCAAAACACGCCCATGTCCTGATCCATCTTTGCCGCTTGCCGCTTGATTTCCTCAAGCTCGCCAGGCTGCACCACAACGCCGTGATGCCGCAGCCGCTGATAGCCGCAGCTCAGGCAGAAATCCTGACGAGAAGGAAAGATCGACGCGCAACGCGGGCACGTAGCCGCCTTCTTCTCGCGCTCGGTCGGCTCGCTGCGCGAGCGCTCCTTGCTCTCGTCCAGCGCCGTGCAACCGTTGCTGTAAACCTGTTCCCAGTCCTCTTGGAACCGGATGAAGTTGCCAGAATGATCCAGCCACAGCGCGAACTCCTTGCCCTCGCAGGGTCGCATGACGCGGCCCAATTGCTGCACGTGGCTGGAAAAGCTCTTGCTGAATGGCCTCGCGCTGATGCCGACCATGACATCCGGCACATCGAAACCCTTCGTGAGAATGTCCGTTGCGATCAAGCCCTGAATCTGTGAATCCGGCTTGGCAAACTCCTCGAACAACTGCCGCTTCGTGTTGTCTGAATCTCGATAAGACACCGATGCAAAGAAATAACCCGCCTCGTTGAACTTGCGCGTCAAGTCCGCGCCATGCTCAACGCCAGCGCAAAAGACAATGGTCTTGCGCGGGCCGCCGAACACCTGATGCGTCTTCGACACCCATTCGGCCACGATGTCGCCGGTCAGCTTGATGCCGCGCTCGCTGGCGTCGTCCGACGACCATTCGCCGGCTACCTTCTTGGCGCCGGTCATGTCGATCTGCTTGGCCTGGAAGACGCGCAACGGCGCAAGCCGGCCCTGCTGCACCAGTTCTTCGGTCGTCGCCGTGCTGACGATGCGCGAATAAATGCGGCCCAGGCCCTTGGTGAATGGCGTCGCCGTCAGGCCCACCACTTTGACGCGCGGGTTCTCTCGGATGAACCGCGTCAGTTGCTCGCGCGCGTTGTGGCACTCGTCCACGATCAGCAGATCAATCCCCGGTAGCGTGCCGCGCTTCTCCAGCGTCTGCGCCGACACCACCTGAATGGCTGCGTGCGGCTGGTACCGCCAATGCGACGCTTGCAAGACGCCGTGCGGAATGCCGTAGACATCCAGACGCCGGCTCGTCTGATCGCACAACACAACCCGATCCATGACCATCGCCGCACGCCGGCCCTTGTCGGCCGCCGCCGCCATCAAGGCAATGGCGGTCTCCGTCTTGCCGCCGCCCGTTGGCATGTAAAGGATTTGCGACTGCACCCCGGCCGCAAAGCCGGCGCGCAGCGCGTCGAAGCCCTTCACCTGATGGTCACGAAGGACAAGCTTCACGCCGCCGCCTTCTCGGCGCGCTTGCGCCAGTACGCGACCTGCTTTTTCAGTTCGCCGTTCTCGACCATCAGGCCGTCGCGCGACGCCTTCAC